GCGAGCTTCTTCGTTAATTCTTTTGCGAAGATAAGCAATTTTATCGTCGACGAGGTGGGCGCTCGAGACATATGTAGCGCAAGTAAATCCATCTCGTTTTAGCTCCACTCTTATCAACTCGGGGCCTTGTGTGTCGATAGAGATTTTCTCTTCACTCACGTCGGATCTTTCCAGGGGTTTTCAGGAGCTGTTGCGACTTGGCGTGGCGCTGTGGCCTGAGCTAACTGGGCTGCACGAATAATCTGACGATGCTGCTCGAGTTCTTGAGAAAGAGCTGCAGTCTGTTGCTTCGCCCAGTTCTGTGCGTTGTTAGTAAGTTCGTCTAACACGCTTGAACTGTGAGGGAAATTGAAAGTTGTTCCTACTCCTTTGTTGTTATTTATTTTAGTTGCACCAGTAGTTTCAGCTAGTGCAGAAAGAAAGCCGTGCGCCTGATCGATGCTGACATTAGCGATGAAAGAAAGTTCAACGGGGTCAACTAAACCACGATTCTTTTCGTACAAGGCACTGAAAGCTCCGCTTACTCGATGAGCAATATCTGAGCCTTCACGGGAGCGCAAAGCCTTCTTATCAGCAATAGACACACCAGCTAAAACCCCTCCCATAAAAGTGAGAGGGGCACCGACAAACTGAGGAGCTGTGATCGCTGTGGCAACAGCAGCAGCGCCACCAAAAAAGATGGTCAGAGGAAAGAACTTAAGTGCCATCGTGCTTTTGAAAAGAAGATTCCCATTTAGAAAAGTCAGGCTCCTGAGCGAACTCCACAGGGTTCGGAAGCCGTGTATCACCATGAGAGGCGCGATCAGATGTTAGATCAAAAGGTTTCAGACGCAAACCTTTGATTGCAGGCATTCCTGATTTTGTTGTTGCTTTACAATGAGGCAGCTTCAAGATATTGCACAGAGTTTCTAACGTTCTCTCTACGAAGCGGGGTTTAGCAGCAGGTTTGTACCCGCAAGCTTTGCAGAAGTTGGCGTAACTCGCGTACAGCTCGGTATATGCGTTTTTAACGAACATACCTTTTTCTGACTCATCCGTGCTCGGGCGAGCCGCACCACGACCCACATGCGTGGCTGTGTTAGGTGCATAAAGGCAGCACTCTCCCATCCATGCGACGTACTGGTTGTTGAAAACCAAAGCATCAATGTTGGTCTGAGCCAGAGAAGGAGCGTGTTTTACAGGGTTGGCTAGAACGTCCCGCATCTCTGCAAAGGGCATCGATAAAGCCCAGGAAACAATGCCTGGGAGTTCTTCAACGAAGTCACCTTCGAGCCTGTCGTCGTAGACATCTAGTAGCTGTCGACGCTGACTGGGAGGTACAACTTTGTCCATGACAATTGTCAAACGCCGACGCTCGAGACCGCTGGTGGAATCGTTGGAGCTGATGTGTTCATTACTTGCGATGCACACCAAACACTCAGGTTTAAAACTAATAATCTCTTTACCGTATTTACGTTCTGCGCGGAGCGTGTCTGACGCTGAGGTCAGTTTTTTCAGAACGTCCATCCGTTTGTTGTAGTTTGATTCGTCTGTGAGGAGCAACAGACGCTTGCCAATCAGGTTGTAGGTTTCGAATTTGTTTTGTTCGATCAGCTCCAAGCTCGAGGTGTGGGTGCTGTTGAAGCCAGCAAGCGCAATCATGAGCTGCTGCATCGTCGACTTACCAGTTCCACCTGGGCCAACTAAGTGCAAGAATCGTTCGCCAGAGGTGTAGCCAGTTAAAAGGGCTCTGGAGAAAGCTTGAATGAGTTTTGCTTGACCCTTACGAAGAGAGTCGTCCATCCAAGCTAGAAACTTTGGACACTTGCGATCTTGATCCCATTCGTAAAGAAGACGAGACCGGAAATAAAGCTCTTTGTTTTTGCCAGGTTCAAACTCAAAGCTATCGCTGTCGAGTGCTCCGTTAGCGAAGGGGATGTGCTTCCTACCCTTGCTGAAGATGCTCGTACGACCACCGTCAAGAGACTTGAGCATCTTTGCCTGAAGCATCGCGTACACACTGTTGACAGTTGAAGCTGCGTATTTGGGCAGCACTCCAGCCGACACAAAAGTGTCTAGAGCATTGACGATGCGTCTTTTGACGTGCATTTCGTCTTGCACGTACCAGATACCTGTGTCTTCGTCGTAGGTGTAAAAGTTGTCGTGGGTACTGTCGTATAAATAATTATCACCTTGATTTGTAGCAATAATTTCAGCTACATCGTTTTCTGCAAAAGCTCTTTTTTGCTCAGCTGCGTTTTGCAGATTTACTAATTGAGCAGGTGTCTCTGGGACAACAGTTTCTTTGTTTGTCATTGTTGTTTTTGTTGATGTTGTTTTAGGTTTTTCCGAAGATTTTTCATCGAGAGAGAAATCATCGAAAGTCAAAATAGAATCAAAAGCTTTAGCTCTCGCTTGCTTTACTGATTCCTCGATGTCGTCAGGGACTACATCTTTGAAAGTGTCGATGTCGACAGATTTGAGCCGTTTCCAGGCTGCAATATCGTCATGCTCCGATGCCATAACGATAGCTGGTCTGATCGTCTCAACATCTCGGATGCTTTCGACGATGCGAGTAAATTTGCCGTCTACCTCCGCTGGATACGCATAGACAGCATAGAACGCACGGTGTGCTACTGTCAAGGGCGAGATTCGACTCGCGATTCCGTTTTCCCTAAGCCAGTTGGTCCAGCCGAGGATTTCTTTGACAGCCCTTGTCACAGCAAGACTTCTGTCGTCTACCGGCTTTCCTTCAAGGATGTCTGAAACAGACCTTGCCAGAAGCTTTTCAAAATCTATGCCGTCCTCTTGAATAGTTATATTTTCAAGCGCTTCGGTGACATCGAACCGATCACCTTTCTCTTCTTTAGGAAGTGAATGAAAAACTTTGAGCGCCTCGTCAATTTTTTCTGACGGTATAAATTTATCTGTAATTGTTAGTATCCCTTCTACTGATTTCGAACCGTAGAAAAGGTTCGGAACTTGCGTGGCGCGGATGTCTGACCCAGGAATATCTTTAGAAATTGCTCTGGTAAACCACTGATAAAAATCACCGTCGATGATAGGTTTTTCTAAGCCAAAAACTAACCTGAACCGAGGCCAAGATTCTGAAGTTGAAGGTGAGTCGTAGGCAAGAGAAAGATATTTTTTACATATATCGAGTTCTTGAGCTTGCTCCCAAGTGAGCTCTTGTTTTTGAATTTTGTTTCCTTCAGCGTCTTTCCCGTCGGCTTGATTATCGATGTCGATAATTATCAACCCAGCGTGGACGATGCCAGTATTGTCTTTGACACGCTTGCCTTCGAGCATGTGCCAAGCGCATAAACCCTTTCGCTGACCTACTTCGTCTGCGATACCAAGGGCGTCTAGCTCTACAGGTTCCCAGTTATTGTTGAAAGATCGAAAGTCACCACCTGCCTCAATCTTGCCCGTAGCAGCATCAAGCGCACTTACTACTTTGCTGTTTACGGAACAAATGAATTGCATGACGTGATTTGATGTCCCACCATTCTGCCTTGGATCTGAGGTTTTAACACCTATCTGACAAAGATTTAAGACTGACCGGCCTTGGGTCGTACCTCGTTAAAGAATTTGTCGACTAAAGCGAGCCACGCAAGCTCGTCCTTCTCGACCTCGGATTCACCGAAGGTAAAGACTTGAGTTTGGTACTCATCCATCGGCGTGGACACGATAATCTGTGTTTTACTAATTTTGATACCTAAACAGGCTTCTGCTGCGAGTTTATAGGCAGCTAATTGTAGTCGTGTTTTCTTGACCTTAAACACTCCTGAAATGAGTGCCTTTTTAGTTTTTTCGTCGACGTTGGATTTTTTATTAGGAAAACGTGCGCTGTAGGGACCTGCGCTTGTCTTGAAGTCAGCTAGGACAATTTCTGCGTTGTTGTCCATGTAAATCAAATCACAACACCCTGCGTATCCGTGTTTTGTATTTTCGTCGTAGTAAAAAATTCTTCCTACACCATCGTCTCCAACATATTTAGACCAACTTGGTTGGTTGTAAGGTCGCTCAGACCAAAGGACTCTACCTCCTTCAAGAATCTCGTCCATTCTCTCAGGAACTCCTTTCCAAAAAGGAGCGTATGCCTCTGGAGGCACAACCTTTAAACCACGAATATGATTTTCAGTTGCCTCGTGGATCCACGTTCCTCGAGCTGCTGCAGCGTCAGCTACACCAGGGTTCATAATGTTCCAATGAGCCAGTTTTTGCTGAGTCTTAGCTGACTGGGTGCTACTAAGAATTGAAGTTACAGACGGTAGATAATCAGGCACTCCAGGACACTTGTAGTGCCTTAAACCGTTGATAGTTTTACGTGTATCCATGCTTTTCAATTTATTCAATACTAGAACTGCGCTAGTCCGTTGCCTGCATCTTTATTGTCACCGTCGCTTTCGTCAATAAAGAATTCACTTTTTTGATACTCAAAATCTCTATTACGTTGATCTAGCTCACTCAGCAAACAACGACCTGCTGAAAAAGAGTCGGCAACAAGTTCTGCAGTTTCATCCGCTTCACGAGGTTGACCAGCGTGATCTACGCATTCTTGCAGAATTTGATTACTTACCAACAACGCTGCAATGGTATCGAGCTTTTTATTTGTTTCTTGCTGCGCTTCAATCCACTGCGTAAGAAGCAGCTGCAGTCGTCCTTTCATTTTTTTGTAAAAAAGATTTTGGTCGCTGCCAGCTTACATCGAAATCAATATTTGTCCCCCTATCTGTTGGCTTCGCTTTGTCGTATACCATCCACGCAGATGTTACTGAGTCTTTTGTTTTACCTTGATCAGCACGAAATACAGGCCGAGGATTTAAAACGATAAGATTCGATAAAGGTTTTTCCAGTAAAAACTCAGATCTTGCCCGTGTGGGCTCAAGAAATGTTAAGCGGTCAAGAATAATAAGACCGCGATTAGCGAGTTCAAAACCCGGCTCGATAACCCATTGAATGTTCTCACGCACACCCTGGGTAATCGCCACGGTCCAATCGAAGTCAGGGAGATTTCTCCACCAAGAAGTATCGAGGTAGTCGGTATCACAATTGGCTCGAATACAGTCCGTATGTCCCATCGACTTTAACTGAGCCTCTAGTTGTCCGTCTGTGTCAAGAGGTAGGACAATCCTCCCAGACACAAGGTTTTTTTCCGTAATAGGATTAATAATATTGTCGGGTACTTTATAAAAGCTCATGGAAAGTGATGATTTACTACGACAACTACGTGAGTATATGACGATCGAACAAGAGTTTTATCATCATAGATTCATGTCTCGTGCACGAAAAATCGAGAAGGCAGAGGACTTTGTAGAGATCTTAGACCTGCTTCACGCAAACTACCTTGTCCAGAAAAGACTTTTTCAAAGTCTTGCAAAATCTGTCGCAGACTCTGGAGTAGAGCTTCCTCCATTAAGCGACTTGCTTAAGCAATAAAAAACCGCCGAGAGCACTTCGGCGGTTTGGTGTGTGTGAGTAGCCTCTAGGTTACACCGAAAGACCCGCAGCTTTCAAGGCTTCCTTCTGTTCCTTTGTCAGTTCTTTAGAATTGTCTGACGTGGGTTCTGGAGGCGCTGCCTTAGGTTCGCCCGCACCAGCAGGAAGAGCGCTAAGACCTTCCGCCTTAGATCCCTCCAACTGAGGATTCGCTTCATCGAAAGCTGCTTTGATTTCGGCATGATCGGTTCCAAGAGGTAGTTCAACCAGATTCGCACCGGAGATATGAGAACGAAGTGCACTTGATACCAAGTCTCCTCCATCGCTTTGGAGCCACTCGTTAATATCTTTGATGAGAGTTTTCTCTTCGTCGTCTTTAACTGGGCGGTCAACAAACTCAAGCACGTTGTAATTAACTTTACCTGTATCTGCGCCGGTAATCGGATCAGTTTGAGTAAAACTTCTTTGAACGAACTTTGTTTGAGTTACGACTTCCGCAACGTTGATGCGGTTGTTGTAAAGGGTTTGAAAATATGAGATGAAGTTCTTTTGACTGCTCTTACCAGAGATAACAGCAGTTGATACGCATCGACTAGGTAACAGACGATGAGTAGGGTCCACACCAATAAACGCAACCCTGATGAATTCTTGACGGTTTCGCATTCCAAGGTTCCCATAGAAGGGAGTAAACCCGAGCAATACAAATGAAATAGGGATTCCGTTGTCATTGGAATCTGTGATTGCTTGATCGGGATCCGTATCCGACTTCCAGCGACGCTGCTGAAGATCGATACGGAGCGTGTGCGGTGGGACTTGGCAGAGAATCTCATCAGCCGCAAATTGTCCAGCGATAAATACCATGATTAATCAAAGAGAGAAGTTAATCGAACCGATAGCCGCTGCAGCGACTTGACCTTTTTCGGGGTCAGCTGCTTTCTTGGGCGCGG